CTTTCCGGAGAACAACTTCTGGTAGTTGGTCAGCACCCACTGGCTGGGGCACCATTCGGGGGGGGGGGGGGTGATGGCGGGGGCCAACCGGCAGAGAGGGGCTGTCCCCTCCAATGGCTACAAATGATTTTAAAGTAACTATGAAATAGAATATTTTAAGGACTTATGAGGTCCGGGAGCTCCTCCGGCGCGGCAATCTGAACAATGGCGGCATGAGCGGCCCGTCGTGCGTGAATGGCAACAATGGCCTGACGAATGCCTGGTGGAACATCCTCGCGACAATTTCTGTGTATAAAAAATTTGATACTCGACCTCATAAGCCGGCTGAAGAAGCCTATACTTGGGAATACCCGAAATACGTGATAAAAGGCCATTCCTTTCTCATGAAGTAGATTGACATCTGCAGAGTGGGAAGGGGAGACTGGCAGGTGCGCTGTCAGCCGGGACTAGTAGACAACCGAAAGTCCCTGAATCACACAGAAAGGAAAATGCCTTTATGAAGAAATGCTGCAAGAATGTAAATATATTAGCAGATGATTTTATTGAAGATCCAATTTATGAAGCACTTGACGAAAAATGGAAACGGCCAGATGTGGCAAAGTATCTGCATGGTCGCACAAGTTCAATGAGTTTGCAGGCTATGAAACGATTGCTTCGGGACACAGACGAAAGAGATCTCATGGTATCTGGTCTGATCCGTACAGTGGCAGAAAGTCTCAGATATGAAATCCAGAACAGAGAGTTGAAAGTAGAACCTATTCAGTATGGTTGGCGGCGAGATGGAATAAACGGAAAGCTTCGAGAAATCGGAGTGGAGAGTGTAAAACAGCTTATTCTTGACGAAATAGCCAGCGAAGGACTGGATGAACTCTGGAGAAGAAAATTGGGCTATCATCAATATGCAAGTATCAAAGGAAAAGGACAGCTCGGAGGCAAAAGAGCAATAGAGCATCAGATCAGAAAGAAATATGCTCAATCTCGGTATGCCTGGAAGGGCGATGTAAGGAAATGCTATCCATCAGTTGATATCCGTAAATTGAAACGTATGTTGGAACATGATGTGAAGAACGAAGTCCTTCTGTATCTTGTGTTCTTTCTGATAGGGACATACAAACAGGGGCTTAATATCGGCTCCGGTTTATCACAGTTTCTGTGCAATTATTACCTGTCTAAAGCCTATGTGTATGTACTTAGCCTACATAAGACCAGAAAGCACCGAGATGGTACGACTGAAAGCAAGAGACTTGTATTTTTCTGTATATTCTATATGGACGACATCCTGCTCATAGGAGCCCGGGAAGCTGATGTTAAGAGGGCGGCTCGGGCGTTAGAAAAGTACCTGTTGAAAGAGTACGGACTCACAATAAAACCGGATGCAGACCTATTCCCGATTGATTATCGCATTAAAACCGGAAATAAATATGAGAATTACAGAGAAAAAGATAAGGCAGAAAGGCGAGGTAAGCCAATAGATATGATGGGCTATGTAATTTACAGGGACCACACAGAAATCAGAAGCAAGATCTTTCTGCGGGCAAGGAGAGCTTATTCAGTAGCTTGGTACTGCATGAAGAATAGAGTTGAAATCCCACTGGAGATTGCTTATAAATGTACCAGTTACTATGGATGGTTTAAGCATACCGATTCCAAATACGTCAAAGATAAATATAACATTGATGCTGTTTGCGCAGCTGCAAAAAGGAGGATCAGCAAGCATGCAAAAAGCGAAATATATGGAACGTCAGCCAGAAGTGCGCTGGCAGCCTGTCAATAATGGCATGGTAGATGTCACGCTGTGCCTGAATGAGCAGAAAGTGACAATTGAACAGGGACAGATGGAAGACTCTGCAAAGCAGATGATGTATGAATATGATTATCACCAGTTCAGGGAGTCTGCAGATAAGATCAATGAAGAAACGGTAAGAGCGTCCCCTGCGAAGTATATGTCCTATGTTCCGGAAGTCGAAAAGAGCTTGGAAGAACAATTTGAAGAATTGAAAGCATCGAACGAAATGCTTACAGGATGCGTTCTTGAGATGTCAGAACTGGTATATCAGTAATGATGAAACTGTTGAACAACTTTATTATATTATTGCAGAATGATGGAGGAAAAGAAATGATGGCAATGTTATGGGCACAGCAGATTATGCTTGGAAAGAAAACTTATGCAGAGGTACCGAGACTTCTGAAAGCAAAGGTAAAAGAAATCCTGGAAGATTCCGGAATGGGAGAACTGGCAAAGGAAGAATGACGAAACTGCAGATAATAAGTAAACAATGGTCATTGATTTATGATCTTCTGCTACTTAATAAGGGGGCGAGTGAAAAAACCCTTGATGAGATTGAACGTGATATGGATACGTTAGAATTTCATTGCAGAAAGTATGTCGAAGCAGATGATGAAGAATTGATGGCATAAAAAGGGCCACAACAGGCTCTTTTTTTAATGGAGGTAAAACTATGTGTAGCCAAAGACGCCCGCCGTAAGAGCAATATAGAAGTTTTAGAAATTAAATACGGAGGTATTGAAATGACGTTAAAAGAGATTTTGGAAGCTGGTGGGGGAATCCTTTTTGTTGTTCTTACATTAGTACAGGTAGCGCCAATCAAGGTAAATCCTTGGACAGCATTGGGACGATCAATTGGTCGCGTACTGAACAAAGAAGTCATGGACAAAATCGAGGAGGGAAACGCTAAGAATGCACGTTACAGAATTATTCGATTTAATGATGAGGTTAAGCATGATGTAAAACATACAGAGGAACATTTTGACCAGATTATTGAAGATATTGATACTTATGAAAATTATTGTAGCGATCATCCTCACTTTCCAAATGGAAAAGCAGTTCATTCGATTGCGAATATCAGGAAGATTTATGATAAATGTAGTGACGAACATTCTTTTCTGTAAACACTGGAGGCGGCAGGTAAAATGAAAAAAAGATTAAAAAAGATAGTTACGACTGTAAAAAAAGTCGGAACATTGAACCTGGTGCTGATGTTTGTCGGCGCTTTTTTTATATGGTTCAACTGGCAGATGATCTTGCTGTACAGGCAGTGCGATAGCATGCCGGAAACATATGCCTGCGCAGTTGTGGCGGCAACGATTGGAGAGTGCGGCATATGCGGTTGGATCCGAACAAACAAAGACAAACAGCAGGATCGGAAATGGCAGAAACAGGATGAAAAAGAAGGACGAGAACAAAATGATTCCGACATGAATGTCGGGAACATAGATGAGGAGGATAATTTATGACATTAGAATGCTTTTTATTGTTACTTATGATCGTATCGATTCTTACAGGGTTATTCACTGAAGGAATCAAGAAGTTGCTTGAAGAGTCGAAAAAAACCTACAAGGCAAATTTCCTTGCAGGAGGAGTGGCTGTAGTTTTATCAGTGCTCGTAGGAAGCGGATATATTATTTTGATTGATGCGCAGATCAACAGCAAGATGGCAGTATACCTTATTGCGCTGATCCTGCTTTCATGGCTGTCTGCAATGGTTGGATATGATAAAGTCATTCAGTCACTTGGACAGATCAAACTCCCGAATAAGAACGAGTAGTTAGGAGCCTGTTTTAAGGCTTCTTTTTTGTGAGGTGGACTTATGGATAAGCAAAATATAACTGTATTGAGAAAAATACTGTACGCAGTGGAATCCGGAGATCAGGTATATGGTAAGCAGGATTATTCCTGCTTTGCCGGAGCAGGGGCAAATTGCGACAATGAGATTGCGATTACCATCGGAGCGGGTCAGTGGTATGCTGACGAAGCAAGAGAACTTCTGTACCGGATCCAGAGAGCAAACCCGAAGCTATTCAAAGACATGGATAATGCAGGTATGGAAAAAGACCTGCTGATGAAGAGCTGGGATACATACGCCGTAACAGCAGAATCTGCGAAAGGAAAATGTATCGTAGACATTATCAGCACTGACTTGGGGAAGAAATGCCAGGATCAGTACATGGAAGACCAGATACAAACGTATATTCCGATCATTGAAAAAGCATATGGAACCATGGAAGATTCAGCCATGATGGAATGTATTAATGTCCTGCACCAGGGTGGCTTTGACGCATTGAAAAGAATCTTGTCTAAAACTCCGGAACCATATACTGCAGACAAGATTTATGCAACACTGTGCCGGGATCCGGCAGACCCGACGCCGAATCAGGTAGGGGATTACACAGACAGGCAGAAAGCTGTCATAAACATGATTCATACATATGCTGATAACACAGAGAAAGAAGGTATTGCAATGACTAAGACAGAAAAAGCAATAAGACAGATGGAGACATGGGCGAAAGATGACTCCCATGGTTACGATCAGGACTACCGCTGGGGAGAAAAGGGAGATTACGATTGTTCATCTGCTGTGATCCAGGCATGGCAGAACGCCGGAGTTCCGGTTAAGTCTGGTGGTGCTACATACACAGGAGATATGAAAAATGTGTTCTTGAAGAATGGATTCAAAGACATTACCGCTTCTGTCAACAGAGGAACCGGAACAGGGTTAAAGCGTGGTGATGTGCTGCTGAATGAAGCTCATCATGTTGCGATGTATTGTGGAGCTGGTAAAGAGGTAGAAGCCTCGATCAACGAAAAAGGTACCGCACATGGCGGACAGCCGGGAGATCAGACCGGAAAAGAGTTTCTGATCCGTAGCTATAGAAATTACCCGTGGCATTGCATCTTACGCTATGCCGGAGATCAGACTGTCACATCTGATGCAGAGAAGAAACAGAACACAGTAGCCTATGTAGCCAGATTCACAAAGGATTGCAAATGCTACAGTGTAGCCGGTAAGACTCAGGCAAAACTGTTTTCGATAATCAAGAAGAATGCAGTTGTAGATGTGATGAAATACACCGAAACCGTAAAGGGTAAAAAGTGGTATTTTATCCGGATTCCACATCCGACAGAAGGATTCGTAAGAGAGTTTGTTCCGGCCGGATATTTCAAGAAGTTAATCTAAACCTAAATGGTGCTTTCTAAAATCTAAAATATATCACATAAAAACAGCCGGTCCCTCAAATGGCAGGTAAACCGGCTGTTTTGCTTTTCTTTTGTATCTTTAATCTGATATTCGTGCTATGTATCCCATTCATAAGCACATTTCTATAATACTATATTTCCGAAGTTTTTGCATTGATTTTCGTTCGACAAATTAAGACGATTGTTTTAAAATTAATACCCAACACTGCTGGTGGTTTCCTGGAAATTATTTTTTATATCAATCCCATGGAATTTTTGTATATTATCAGCTAGAAAATCAATAATGGTATCATTATTTTGAAAATATATTAGCCCAATGGCTTCAGAAGCCATAATTGCGTTTTTTTCATCGTCTATCCATATAGAACAACGTCCCCAACCGATTGTTGGTTTTTCAATATAGGGATCTCCATATTTCTCAGTGATTCCTGCACAAATATCTGAATAATTACTATCGTCAATTGTAATTTCATAACCGCCACAGACGAGCTGGTTATCAAGAAATAGATATTCGACGCTTGCATCATACTTGTCGATTTGCCGATTATAGATTGTTAAAGTCGACAATTTAGATTCAGATGAGAGTATATTGCTTTGATAGTCAGTTCCGCTTTTCATCTCAGTAGTAATTTCTTCTTTTCTGACATCTTCTGATGAAGTTCCCCAAGCATACCCACGGAAAGAATCTATTTGAGATATCTCAGATTCTTTTTTGGCGGTAGCTTTGTCTTCGGAAGCATACACTCCAATTGATGGAAAAGCAAGAATGATACATGAAAGAATTACAGCAATCCTTTTTGTAATTAGCAATCCTTTTTTCATAGTGCGACCCTCCTATGTATTTTTTTCTATAGTAACATTTTTACATTGCTTTGAGGGGTATATTTTGCCGCCATAATTCGTCATAGTTCGACATTTAAAAATGCTAAAAATAGGGGGAATTATTTGATAAAAAGCGGAGCAAGTCAGAAGTAAAAATCAATATACAAAATAACCAAAAATTCAAAGCCATTTTTGACGAAATGTGCCTGAGCAACGATAGAGATTTTTTCAATACTCAATATGCCTAAAAGTTAAAATTCGGTATAGAAGCGTGTACGAGCGTATAGAGCTATTCAATTTTAGAAGAGCTGGTATGGAAAAGATTGGAGAATGGTGATATGGTGTAGATGCTGCCGAACCTCCAGCAGAAAGGAGGTGATCTTGATGGACTATAGCACTAATCCTTAGCTGCTTTCAGTATGTATGCATCAGGCAAAAAGTCAACCAGTAATTCAAGTGTTCGCAAAATCGAGTTATCCACATTATCCACACGTAAATGAGGATAAAATACAAATGCGTAAAGCCTTATAAATAAAGGAAAATCTTCATATTTTAATAAAAAACATGTGACATTGTCCCATCAATGTCACGAAACCGTCACGTCACTATTACTCTATATCTATTTCTATATCTAAATCTTTTTCTATCTTTTTCTTTTATTCTCACTATTAGTTATTGAATGTTGCAGTTGCGAAAATAATTTGCATAAATAGAGCAAAACTATTGACAAATACGCAAGTACGAGTTATAATATATACATAATCAAACAAAACATAAGAACTAAACAGGTAGGCGTTATTTTTTTACCTAAACGGTTCGCAAATGCGAGAATGATTAAATAATCCGAGAGGAGGACACCAGTTGGCAAAAAGAAAGAAACCGGAAGACAAAGAAAAAGAACTGCTTGAGAAACGACTTCTTAAAATCCAGTTTTATGAAAGTGTGACAGCTATCATAACAGCCATAGTAACGATGCTTTTAGCAATCATTACGGCAGTCTCAAATTGGATTAAGTAAATCGAACCAAACAGTTCCTTGGTAGCAGGGGAGCGGTAACTCCCCTTGGCTATCAAGTCTACCATATAGGAGGACAGAAAGCAATGAAAAAGCTGAGAAGATTTTTGACAGTGTTGCTGTTTATCAATTTTTCGTGGGGAATGGCAACCGGGATGGAACCATTAAACTTCTGGTTGGTAATGGCAAACGGAACAGCAGTGATCGGTCTGGCAGTAGACGAGATTGATGAGAGAAGATGGAGGTAATTATATGAAATATAGAAATAGCGATGATAATAGATACAGAGTACAGTTCATGGTATCCACAGAAAAGCTCATGGACCAGCTTACAGTTAAAGAGTTTATCTCTTATCTGGAAGAAAAAGCGGAGTTCGAAGATTATACAGTAGAGTACATTGATGGTAGATGCGTTAATTGCAAAGCCTATGATCTGAAAGAGGAAAGCAGCAATCTTCACAAAGAATTTTTAGTAACAGAAGACGGCAGAGTATTTTACTGGAGAGCTCTTAATTGCAAGGTTGAGTTAGTAGATAGAGAAATCGAAAGGGGAAAAGACATGATGGAAAGACCAGAATTTTTAAATACTGTTACCATCGGTGCCACAAGAAGAAAATACAGAGAAAATCAGAAATCGCTTGACAATATGATGCTCCTGGTTTCTTCGGGAACCATCCAGGAAGTATTTAACGGAGACAGTGAATGGGTTTTCAATCAGGTAATGACAGAAACTATTCTCCAGCAGGAATACATCAGAGAGCGTGAGAGAGCTAACTGGGGATGGGACAAAGAAGCTATTGATTTCAGCAAGCATGGAAGCTGCGTTTTATAGAGAGGATAAAAAGATGGCTTTACAGAGAAATTATTACCGGGATCGTTGGAATGAAAAGAAGGTATGGGAAGTTGTAAAATTGGTTGGTGGCTATTATCTCCGGCAGTATGTCAGTGGCCAGCAGGTGGGAAGAGGAATGAAAACATCGAAGAAATTTATCAAGAGCATCGGTGTTTTTGAATTTGAAGAAGTAGGAGGAATTGCAGGATGAAATGGGATGTTAAACACGACAGAGCAAAGAAGGTAATTGATCGTTTCCTGGATAACGCAGGATACTGGCAGGAGTCAGAAGACCTGGTTGCAGGTCTGACGGATGAAGAAAAGGAACTGGTAAATGCGGAAGTTGAGCTGATGATTGCATCCATCAGAAAGCGTTACAAATTGCAGGAGCGTTTGCCAGAGCAGGCAGCTGAAGCAGAAAAGCCAGCAGAGAAAGCGGTAGAGAAAGCAGTAGAAGAACCGGTTAAAAAGCCAAGAGCAAGAAAGTCGAAGACAGAGAATGCGACACAAGAGAAGCCGGTGGCAAAGAGAACAAGAACCAAGAAAACAGAAAAGAAGGAAGCGTAAGGGCATGGGAAAAACAATCAGATGGAGTATGAAAGACCCGGCCGGTTGCGTACAGAGAGGGCAGATGCCCCTCTCTCAGCTTCCTGGAATCCTTCGAGATTTTGAGAATAGCGCAGCGGAAACACTGAGAAGAACCGGAGCCGACCACGTGCTTTATGCAGTGAAGATATACAACACAGAGGATGAGCTGACAGCGGTGCAGTTTTATATGAATCCGATGTCAGACGAGGAGTTTTCAAAGGTGACAGGCAAGGGGCGAGGAACTATGGTATATGCGTTGCATAGCAGAAAGGTAAAGGTGGCAGGATGAAGAAGAAAATCAAAGAGTTGTTTCAGCTGGCAATGAAAGCCCAGGAGAAGACAAGCGCATACGTGACGTTTGAGACATCAAATCACGGATGGGGATGCGTGGTAATAATTATGGACGATGGATTTAAGGTGGAAAGAGAGTATGACGGTTACTATCATATGAATATGTTTTATCCGGATGAAAGATCAGAGGAAGAGTATCAGAAAGCGAAAGAACATTTAATCAGATTGCTCAGAAAAAAGAGAAAGGTGGAAATGGCATGAATTTGGTAGCAAAACTGACGCAGGAACAGATTGAAAAACTTGCAGTGGAGATTCGGACATTTCTTTTGAAACATGATATGTGGGTCGATACTCAGATTTATTTCAACGGAAAATGCTTCGATACACATGACAAGGAGACAGGTGAGTTTTATTACAATGATCCGGAACATTTGGTTGTAAGAGAAAATGAGAATCCGAGAAAATACTTTGAGAATGTGGCAGAAGATCATGTTCTCAGTATGGCTTTTGAAGGCAGTGTTTGTCATATGCTTTGGTACGGAACAAACCCAGGAATCAAGAAAAAGTTCGATAAAATCTTTGAGAAGAGAGGACTTTACTATGAGTTCGGGGACCATTGGAATTTTACTTGTTATTACATAGGAGAGTGAGAAGATGGCATATTCAGATATTCAGAAGACAGAGTTCAATAGGGTAACGGAGAATCTGATCGAGATTACATGGACCTATGTTAATCTTTTAGAAGAGTTTCCACGACTTGATGAGCAGGACAGTATGAGCTGGAAGCAGATGTTTGTGGCGTGGGCTAATGAGTTCGAGGAACTTTACGGACACACAAATTGGATTGAATCAGAGAAAACGTATCCAGAAGCCATTGAAGAATTTGCAAAAGAGAAAATTCTTCAATGGGCGGGAATCAGAAAATATATATGCGTAGGAAAGCACATCGAAGGTATAACTCTGAATCCTTATGAGTGGTTGCTGGAAAAAGGCCAAGATGTAAAGTTGTTTGAAAGTGAAGCGGAAGCCAAGATATACTTAAAAACCAATGGTTATACCGATGAAGACATGGAATTTTTAAAATTTGAGGAGGTTTGGCACTGATATGGTAGAGAGAATTGAGGACACCTGCATCCGAATCCGTTCAGAGATAAATGAGTGGATGGACTGTATTTTCATAGTGAGCAAGGATGACGTTGCGAGAGCAGAAGAAGTTCTGCAGGAAGCATGGAATAGTTACTGGGAAGACGGCGATGGATGGTGTTATGGAGACTATATGGAAGATAAGCTGGTTAATGCCGGCATTGCATTTGATTCATACTATGCAGATTCGGAGGATTAAATATGCAGAGCAAGAAAATGCTTCTGATCGGAAGTTACTCACCGGAAAATGAAGGCAAGCCAGAGATAATCGACCGAGATTATTACCGGCAAGGATGGATATTCAAGGATGAAGATGCTTTTCAGAACAGGCCAGACGATGTTTGCTATATTCCGGAATTGTCGGACGAAAAGTATACGAGGAACGACATACTGAAAATATTTGCCGGAGATGAAGAATTGGCCGAGACAATGTTCGAGGAACTGGATTGGCAGCACCCAGAAAGTCTACTGGAAGACTGGAAAGCAAATGGCGAAATTGTTTGGTGCCCGCATTGCGCAGGATATGTTCAGACCTATGATGAAGAGATTGAAAAGTGCCCGGTATGTGGCGCGGAATTGGAGGATTGAGATGGATGATTTTATTTTAAAGATAACGGCAGAAATCGTGATTACACAAGAAGATGTGGACGATATCATGTCAACTGCGTTAGACAGTTCTACGTTGCAGTGCTGGTGCTCGGAAGTCAACGTAGTAGGAAGGTATCTTGGAGAATATGCTAGCGAGCAGATCAGTAGGGGCGGCGAACTGGAATTGTATGAAATTGAGGAGGAAACATATCGCTCCCTGACGTTAGAAAATTTTAAGACCGGGTTGCTGAAATACCTTTCAGAAGACCATATGCCAGTTGCAAGACGGTATGATGGAACCTGGGGAGTTGATCTAGGAATGATTGATGAAATTGCAGCAGACGAAATTATCCAGTACGCATTGTTTGAAGAAATTGTATATAGCTGAGGTAAGAGAATGAGCAAAGGAATTGTGACAGAATATCCGGAAATCTGTATTTTCTGCGGAAGACAGGCAGAAGCAGAACACCATTTAATCTTCGGAACTGCTGGGAGAGAACTCAGCGAAAAGGATGGTTTAAAAATCCCAGTTTGTAATAATTGCCACAACATGGGACAAAAGCTCTGCAGAATCCACGAAAATCCAATGGCCGAGAGATTATCGAAAATGCTCGGACAGGCAATTTGGGAAAAAGAGTGGATTTCTGCCAATAGCCAGCAGGAATCAAGAAAAGCCAGGGAAGCATTCCGGAAGAGATACGGAAGATCATATTTGTAGGAGGCGAGAGTATGGGAGCTATATTGATGCTGTTGTTTTTATTATACGTTGGAGCAAGAAAGTGAGGTAAGAAGATGGTAAAAGAGTATTGCGATAGATGCAAAGCGGAGATTGATCCGCACGAAAGGCTTTCAAAGAAAATCGTTAAGATCACTATTCCAAGCCCGCAGAGTTGGGATGGATACACAAGATCAGTTACATTGTGCCCGGAATGCTTCGGCAAAATGGGAATCCAGGAAGTCGCAAAAAGTATTTCTTCCGGAGATAAGGAAGAGAAAGAGCCAGCGGCGGTAGATAAACTCCTGGATATTATCAGAGAGCTGGTGAACGATTGCATGGAGGAAAGAGGAGAATGAACAATCAGGAAATCTTAGAAGCGTTGAAGAAATCAGTGGCAATGCCGCCGGTTCTCTGCATGAACGAAAGAAGCGTCATATTCGTTGATTATGCAGATGGACATGGAGAGGCAAAACCACAGGTGAATAACTGGTTTCGTTGTCCTTGTTGTAGCAGTATTGTAGGCGAAAGAAGAATTGTACATGAAAGAATAATCGATCAGAGAAAGAAACCATACTGTGAGAAATGCGGCCAGAAAATAAAATGGGCTGCAGGCAAGGAAGAATCAAAGAAACTTATCACTGTAAATCCGCCGGACACAGAGTATACAGTGCTGGCAAAACAAATTGATAGCGGAAGATATGTACACATCGGAGGAGTGTTTGGAAACGAACTGCTCTGCAGAAAACGCTTTGAAGAAAAGGTGAGAAACCGGGAGATCTTCCATGGTATTGATTTAAGCACTGCGGTATTAGCAAAGAGAGAGACAGTGACGTTGACAGAAGAATGGGAGGCTATGGAAAATGTTGATCTGGAAATGTAAGAAGTGCGGGTGGATCGGAAGAGATTCCGACCTGGGCCTGCATTATGGAAATGATGAGGAATATTGTCCTCGATGTAAGGAAGTGGACAGCATTGCAACAGTTGATTTTTCCGACTGCTTCAGCAGCCAGGAATTGGAAAAGCTGTGGCAGATCTTTGGAGAAATCCCTATTGATAACGCAGATGCTATCCTGGAAGAGTTCCTGGGATTTCCAGAAGGGACAGACAGAATAGAAATCTGGCATTGGTTTGATGAAAATTATCCAGAAGGCGTAGCTGTATTGATGAATGGAGGAAAGCATGGTAATTGAAAGAACCATAGTAAGCAAGGTCGGAGAATATGACGGCATTGCTATTTGCGATGAAAGAACGGTGAAAGTTGAGCTGACGGAAGCTGAACTTGAAGAGGCATACAGAATCAGAGCAGAAGAATACTTGACAGAAGATATAAAAAATGCCCTGGAAGAGTTCTGTGAGTATTGGGGAATCCCTAAAGGCATTGCAGGAGGTTTAAGCGATAATTCGGACATTATCTGCAAGATTGCAAGCCTGTACAGAAAGAACCAGGATGCAAATGTGGCATCTGCAGACACAATGAAAGATGCAGTAAAACAGGTTTTGAAAGAGGAAGGTGTTTGAAAATGAGCAGGGTAGTTTATCCGGCGAGGGAAACCGTAACGGAGATTAGAGGCGAAGATGCGGCAGAGATCATCAATAAAATGATGGAGAAGGAAGGAATGACGCAGATCCAGCTGGCTCAGAAAATGGGAATCACCAGACAGAGAGTGAGCAGATTGATTTCTGGGAATATGAGATATGAGAATTTCGTGAGGATTATCAATGCTGCTGGGTATGATGTGAAAATTGAAAAACGCAAGTGCGAGAAAAACTCGAAATAACAGAGCAAAACTATTGACAAATACGCAAGTACGAGTTATAATATATACATAATCAAACAAAACACAAGAACCAAACAGATAGGTGTTATTTTTTACCCACGCAGCTCGCAAGTGCGAGAAACGCAAAAGAAAAAATCGCATTTGCAGAAAGAAGTATGAATGAGCTATCAGAGAAAGACAAAGGATCGGAGGGACATAATGACAAACTGGGGATATGGCTGGGAATGTGAGAACAGCGAATATACCAGAGCAGATGCAAAGAGAAGCCTCAGAGAGTACCGAGAGAATCTTGCAGGAAGAGCAGATGTGAGAATAGAAAAGCACAGAGAGCCGATCACAGCATAATTTTAGGAGGAATATAGCATGGCATTATTAGAGGTTAAGACAAGTTACGCAACATATACAGATTGTACATTAAGAGTAGGGCAGTATCAGATGGATGGCAGTATCGCAGTTGAAATTTTCAGCAGAAGAGAGGGACCAGTTGCAAGAATTACCGTTTGTCTGTGCGATTCAGCATTAGCAGAAAATGAAGCATATGTGGATACAAATAATTGCCCTTGGGTAGTGGATTTCTTGGAGGCGAAAGGGCTGGCAAAATCGACTGGAAGAACGAGACGTAGTGGATATTGTATTTATCCAGCAATGGAATTTGATCGAGAAAAGATAGCCAAATTTGAAGGGGAGATGTAAGAGGATGGAAAGAGTATATTATTCAATTAATGAATCTCTGGCTAAGACAGCACACGATATGATGTCGATGAGAGATTATGAGAAAGATAGCAAGACAAAGGAATATCGTAGCTATGTCGATAAAGCGTATGATCTGGCCGATAAGATAGTGGCAGAAAGACCACTTCAGGCAGAAAGACTTTATAGCATGGCAGAAAGATATTCGAGAAGAATGGCAGAGTATTTCAACCGGGACAGTAAGATCGGATGTATGTGTCCGTCAATCTTGATTTCAGGAGGCGGCAATTTCCCTGTTAAGAAAAAAGAAAAACAGGTGCAGGCGTGGGATACTAACCACCAGTTCTATCAGGAAACGCAGAAGATTCTCTCAAAGATTGAAAGCGCACTGTACGGTAAGGATGTTATTAAATCCGGAGATCAGGATGCGATCGAACGTCTGGAAGAAAAGCTGGTGAGTCTGAAAGAAACTCAGGAGCGGATGAAAGCAGCAAATAAAGCAATTCGACTGAAAGATACCAAAAAGGGAAATGAAGAGCTTATGAATATGGGGTATTCAGAAGAACAGGTCCAGAATCTTCGTGAACCGGATTGGTGTGGAAGAGTTGGTTATCCATCCTATATGCTGCAGAACAACAATGCAAATATCCATAGAGTGGAAGGAAGACTCAAACAGCTGAAAGAAGCTAAAGAAAAGGGAACACAGGAAACAGAATTTGAGATGTTCAAAGTAGTAGAAAATACAGAGATTATGAGATTGCAGATTATCTTTGATGGAAAGCCGGATCCGGAAGTGAGAACTGTTCTGAAAAAGAATGGATTCAAATGGGCGCCATCCCAGGGTGCATGGCAGAGGATGTTGAATCAGGCCGGTAAATACGCATTGAACCGAGTGAAAGAAGAACTGGAGGTGATGCAGAATGACAATTAGAGAAGCTGGAAAAGGCATTGTAAGAAAGTCATACGGCGGACGAAAAAACACATATCGAATCGGATTTGTAAACAGGGACGGCGAAGAAGATGAGACGGAGCTGGATGCGGAAGACATGAATGATCTTGCAAAATTATGGAGTTCTCTTTGCCCGGAATTTAATTGCAAAGCAAATAGTGTCACATATGTGGAGGCTGTATAATGCCAGAACTTCTCACAGCAGAAATCGCTAATGAATACAGAATATTGGCAGAAAATCTTCCGGAAAATGGAAGGCAAGATACAGGAGAGAGAAGAGAACTGCGGCAGGAACTTCAAAGGAGGTGCGGACTATCAGAACTGCAGGCAATCAATATTTTGAATGGTTTTCATGTCAAAGACTACATAGCAACAAAAGAAAGGGAGTATGCAGAGAATGAGCGAAGAAAAGCAGAAAGAGATCAAGACACTTAAAGGGTGGGAAGAAAGTGGGAAAAACTGGGATGATTTTTGCAAGCCTGGGGAGCTGGTGGACGAAGATGTCTACTGGTACTTCTTGAATATTTTGCCACCGAGAAATATGGGAGCAGGATATCTGCAGGTAGGAGGACCTTACGACAGTAGATTGAACCCGAAGACAGGAAAATATATGGCAACCTATTCTACATTCGTGAGAGTAGAGGATAAGGTGTGGAAGTATTGCGGAAATTGTTTCCCTGGAGAAAGCGTTGATATTGAAAGCGAGGACAAGAGATGATTGTTGGTTATTGCATCCTTAATGGAAAAAAGTGGGTCATGTTCGAGGACAAACAGTGTACGGCTGGAGAAGTAAAGCTGACTGATGGCTTCAAAGATAAGCTGATTCGTTGGAACAGTGATAAGCTGATCGGAATGGAAAGTATCAGCAAGGAAGATGTTGATTTAAGAAAAATTGTGAATCGCATGAGAGGAGCCAGACCTTGGCACCCTCTCATGCAGGCTTTAAGAAAGGAGCTGGAGAGATGAACGGAATTAAGATCACACCAGAAGAAATCGGAAAGGCAGCAGAGCTTATCCGAAAAGTAGCAGAAGGAACAACACAACCTGCAGAGCCGCTTACCAGTTGGGAAATCGCAAAAATTTTCCAGAGTACGCACACGAGGATTTTCAACCGGATTTCTCGGTTTTACAATGCGGAAGCGTCCGAAGACGAAAAGAAGGAGTTCGAGATTGCGTATAGACCGTATAGAAACCAGAGAAAACATCCAATCTGGAAACTGAGTGAAAAAGGCTGCCAGCTTTACATTGAAAAGGTATGTGCTGAGGAAAAACGCAGTAAGGCTTTCGTTGAAGGACTTGGGAAATTCAATGATTTAATCGCACAGCATTTCCATGGAGTAAAAACGCAGGAAAATATCCTGATGAAGGGAAGATCCAGAACAGAGTGCAGTTACATAAAGAATCTGTTCGACCAGTTTATCGAAGGCCCGGCAATTGAGAACAGAGAAATCGAAGAGCTGGGGGCAAAATACGAAGAATTTTATAAGGCAATGGGCGGGCTGAATGATGATGTAGCAGCCAAAAGAAAAGTAGAGGACTCGGTAATGGGAGTTGCAATCGAGGCAGAAATGCAGGGATTTATTTATGGATTCAAAGTATTTGAGATACTTTTGAATAGAGAATTAGCCACAGCATAGGAGGAAAAACATGGAAGAAAGAAAAAATATAGTTTATATCGGAATAGATCACATCCATACACACCCAGAGAATCCAAGAAAAGATCTTGGAGATTTAACAGAACTGGCAGAATCAATGAAAAAACAGGGATGTTTACAGAATTTAACGGTTGTTCCGGTAGAAGGACAACCTGGAGAGTATTATGCGTTGATTGGAAACCGCCGGCATGGAGCATCAAAGTTGGCAGGCCTGCAAGAATTGCCATGTAGGATCGCTGAAGGATTAAGTCGAAAAGAACAGTTGTCAATCATGCTGGAAGAAAATATGCAGCGCAGTGATTTGACAATTTATGAGCAGGCTCAGGGATTTCAGCTTATGCTTGATTTGGGAGATACCGAGGAACAAATTGCTGAGAAAACTGGATTCAGCAAGACTACCATTCGCCGTAGGTTAAATATTGCGAAGCTAAACCAGGATGAACTTAAAAAGAAGGAGCAGGACGAAAATTTTCAGTTAACGCTGAAGGATTTATACGAACTAGAAAAAGTGAAAGATATTAAGACGAGGGATAAAATTCTCAGAGAAGCAACCAGTTCAAGAGACTTGGTGAGCAGAGCGCAAGCAGCTGCAGCAGAAGCTAAACGAAATGAAAATGCAAAAAAACTGAAAGAGATGTTGAAGAAGAAAGGCATTAAGGCTGCCCCGAAGTCAGCAGAAAATGAAATTTGGAGCGGAAAATGGAATACTATTAAGGAGTATGAGTTAGACAAAGACGTTCCGGAGCAGATCAAACTTCCAAAGACAGAAGAAGAAAAATTTTTCTTAGTATATTATCGTAGCTTGAGAATTATTACAAAAATTCCAAAAGGAAAGAAAGAACTTTCACCTTGGGAGAAAGAGCAAAAGGAAAAGGATCAGGCAAAAAGAAAAATCAAAGCGATATTAAAAGAGAGCAGTGCCAGAAGAAGAGAATTTCTGGAAAATATTATTTCGGGGAAAATCAGCCCGGTTAAAGATGAATCCGAAGTAAAAGAAAAGATATGGGAAGCTATGATGGCACTTGGCAGTTGCATTTATGCAAGTACAGTGCGAGATTTCTATTTGAAAAAGAGTTACTATGAATCTTCGCCAGAAGAGAAAAAAGCAGCAGATGAGTCAGCGGGGAAACTTAGTTCCTTACATCAGATGATGATTATTTTGCACAATTCAATGAAAATTTGCAACGAACCGTATGATTACAACTTGGTCTTTAATAAAAACAAAGGAGACGCACTCTTGAAAGGATATGAGGTGTTTGAGCCGTATGGTTGGTATTTTGAAGATGAAAAGGAACGTCAGGTGCTGGATGGAACATCTGAACTGTACAGAAAGGAGAGGAAAGGGTGAGCAGCAGGCCAGAGATAACAGCCATGTTATCTCTGGCACTTGAAAAGAAAATCAATCCGTATAATGATCCCAGGATATACTGGGCTAAGGAAGTGACGTTTGATTATTCTACAAACCATGCGGTTAGAGTTGATTATATGAGATATAAGCCGGTTAATAATACGGTGTCCGGAATAGAAAAAGGAGACTTTTACTGTTATGAAGTGAAATCATCTGTAGAGGATTTTCATTCAGGGCATGGCTTGAATTTCCTTGGAGATTATAATTATCTGGTAATGCCGGAGAAGACTTACGCAACGATTTCGTTGGAGGTTCCGCACTACGTTGGGGTTTATGTCTTAGATGGAACAGAATTAACCTGCATAAAGAAGGCCAAGAGACATGATAGGAGCAAACCGGTATCAGAAATGCTACTTATGATGTTTAGATCAGCAGCAAGAGACAGGAGGCGGATATGCAGTGAAATTACGCAGGAGTAATGAATATATGTTTCAAATTGTAGAGTGCAATACTTATATGAAAAGAATTAAGGACGGAAAATATATCCGGCACTCTGAACAATACTCCGATGTTTATTACTATGTTGACGAAAATGCCGAAGAAAAGGAAAGAAAAGTAGAACCGGAAGAATGGGGCGGTAGCGATTTCGTAAAAACATATTATGAGGCAGTGGAGAAGAGATTTGTAGGCGTTGTTATAGGCATGAAGCTTATCACGCTGAAAGCAGAATTGTTTTGCGATAGTGCCTGCAGGCCAGATGGAGTAGAAATTGATTTTGTAAACCGAAATGATATAGAGCAGAAAAAGGTTGCTATTGTAGCATATGGGTGCAATAAAACAAGGCTTGTTCCGCTGGAACAGTTAAAGATCATAAGGAAAGTAGAGGAAAACGAGGCATGAAAACAGGTAAATATGCGAAAGATGGAAGAGAGATGCAGGTAGGCGATGTTGTACACTTCAGATGCAAAAATCATCCGCTGAGCGGAAAAGGCGTAGTATTCATGGGTAAGGAAGTGGATGGCTTAGGAGAAGATCCGTTCCGCATCAGAGATACAAGAACTGGAAGAAATAATGGACGGATATACCCTTATTACGATGATGCGGTATATCGAATTGACGGAAGAGAGGGCGAGTAGTCATGGCAAAACAGATGGTTTTGAACCGAAAGATGTACAAGGAAATTAAGAAAATGGATCACCAGGATATGTCCAACTACCTGTCACGTTATTACATGAACGCATACAACCAGGGCAAGGAAGACTCCGAAGGATTGAAGGCAGATGAGCTAAGAGAAATCCTTTTGACAGTAAAAGGGATCGGGCCAACAAAAACGGAGAGCATCATGGAAGCAGTCGGGAAAGCCCTCGAAGAAAAGGGGTGATGGAAATGTGGCAGCGAGGAAATGAATGTGATGGCGAGTGGTGCGATAAAACCAGGAAAGGCGAGCTTGCGGCAACAGTGCTGGCCGGATCCTTCTTTTTGGTGGTGCTGGTAATGCTGGCACCGGGAATGATCGCATTAAAATTACTGGACTGGGTATATGGAAAATTATATTGGAGGGAGAGTTGACAAATGGAAGAAAAGAAGGTATGGTTAGAAGTACCAAGATTTACTGGCGAAAATGTCCCGGTGAATGTAGCTGCAAGAGTAATGAAGAAAGATCCTCAGTTTGTGAGACAGGGAATCATCCAGGGATTACTCACGTTTGGAGTAGCTTTCAAGAAAGATGGAAGTAGCCAGTATGATTATTACATATCGCCTATGAAATTCTGGCAGGAAACGGGTTATGTTTATGACGGAATCGAGGTATAAAATTGGTCTGAGAAGTGCTGAAAAAGTACCAAAATTGGTGAATAGGAAACAAGCAGGTAACAAAATGACCGATAGTTCCCGAATTTGCAGACTTTGCTGTTTCCATTGAGGAAGCTGCTAAGGCTGGAAAGTTCTAATCAAACCTTTTTAATCAAAGAGTCAACAAACCTAGAAAGTACCGTAGTTCCAAGGGCTGCGGTACTTTTCTTAGTTTAGATCAAAAAATGAGAAAGTAATTTGAGACACGGTGAGAAGCCTTGAAAATGGCAAGATAGGCAAACAGGTAGGTAACAAGTAGGCAACAGAGCGAAGGAAACAAAAAGAAGAGCCGATCACAGGAAAAGAAATGCCGCAACCACAAGGGTTACGGCATTTTTTCTAGTGTGCCGAGCATGGCACTAATCTTACTGGTGAAAGT